GCACTCCGCGAGAGCGACTTTTCGAGCGATCATGTCTTGAGTTCTGGATGGGCGTTGCGATGGGCCGCGGGATCCGAGTTCATTTCCCGAAAAATTCTCAGCTCTGCTCTCACCCTTATCGGTACGGCTATCAATATGAGCTAGAGAAAGAGTATTGCGATCGGAAAACGAGATTCTTTTCAGTCTTAGAGATGACTGCCTTTGCCAGAAATGGCGGCACGAATGAGCAGTGGACTGACGGAATCGATGCTGAGGTCGAGCGTGAGGCGGCTGAATATCAAGGGCCACAAGCAGAGGCGGAGCCTGCATGAGCCGGACTGATGCGCTGATCAAAGCGGCCGTACGAGCCTTGAATGAGCACCGCGTGCTGATCGATTCCTTGCCGAATAGCTTGACTGGCGTGCAGCTCGATATCAAGATTGATCGGAATTCAATTCCGAGTGCGGTCCATCTCTCTCCTAGCTGGCACCAAAGCATGAAATTGCAATCATGCGGAGTGGCGCTTGACGTGGAATCGTATAAATTTTGACGACGAGTTTGACTTTCTGAAAAACTAGGATATTATCGACTAGACTTTTCGACAAAACTGACGTTGTCCGGCGCAAGCGAGAGGACCGGGATTCCCAGAGATGGGGTCCCGGTCCTTTTTTTTTATCTCCAGGAGGTCTCCAACATGCCGCTCGTACAAGCTGGAAGGGATGCGATTGCCGCCTTGATCATCTCGACCGGAGTGCCTTCTGGAATCGCCAAGGGCTATTCGAACACCGGCGCCTATTTCGTAGTCGGTGATTCAACCTCAGCTCATGCCGGTTCCCAGACTTGGATGCAGGGCAACTCCACCATGATGTCGATGGATGCGACCTACCCTCAGCGAGCCACCAATGTCCTCACGTTCAAGGCGACCTTCTCGACGGCGATGGCGAACTTCGCTGGCGGCTGGCGTGAATGGGGCATGTGGAATGCAACCACGACTGGTGATGCGAATGGCAAGCTTTTGAATCGTGCCGTCGATACTGGGCTCGGCATCAAGACGAGTTCTCAGATCTGGCAGGTCACTGCCGATATCACCATTACGACCTAAGGGGGAGCGATGGAAAAGAAGTTCAAACAATTCACGATTGAGCAGCCGAATTTTTCTGGCGAGCGGAAGATGTCGTTCGTCGTCTCGACTGCCGGCGTGGATCGGGATAACGACACCATCGACCCGAAGGGTTGGGATATTGAGAATTTCAAAAAGAATCCTGTCATTGTCTGGGCGCATGACTACTCACAATTGCCAGTCGCGAAGGCGATCAAGCTCGAATCGACTGAAAAGGGCTTGAGTGCTGAGATCGAATTCCCTCCGATTGGTACCTATAAATTCGCCGACACGGTTCATGACATGCTGAAGGCGGGCTTTCTTTCTGCGACTTCGGTCGGATTCAAGCCGACGAAATGGAATGAGAATAGTGAGCGGAAAGGATTCGATTTCAGCGGGCAAGAGCTCTTGGAGATCTCGATTGTGCCGGTGCCTTCGAATCCTGAAGCCTTAATCACACAGCGAGCCGCTGGCATTGCGCCTGAAGTGATTAAGCAGTGGTCTCATGAAATATGGGAGTGGATGCGAGATCAGGGAGAAGAGGCCGCAATTGAGAAGAACGTGCTCGATCAGCTCAAGTCTGCTCCATCCTGGAAAGATTTCGTGAAGGATATGCAGGTTGAGATGTCTGAAAAGAAGGCTCTCCCTGCGTCTCGGCTCTGCAAATTATTCGAGATTCACAAACTCTTTGTTGAGCAGCCGGCGAAAGACAAGAAGGAGGCAGCTACTGGCGAAGTGGTGACTCGGCTCCATCCTGACGATCTCGCCGCTTTGGCGAAGCTCTTGGCGCCGAAAGAGACCACTCGTTCAGTCGATGACTTTGTCGATCTTGAACAGATCGAAGCTGATCCGGTTGATGATATCGATATTTCGGCTGAAGAAATCAAGGAAGTAGTTGGAGCGTGTACGCGGACCGTCGTCGCCGAGTTTGTCGGCGAAGAGGTCCAACGGGCCATCAATCGGCTACGCGGTCGCGTAGACTAACAGGAGGATCAATCAATGACGAAAGAGGAATTCACCGCCCACATTAAAGCGACCATGGGGCCGCTGATGAAGGACTGCATTGCCGGAGATCAGGGCAAGCTGATTGCATCTATCGTTGAAGAGAAGATGCGAACGGCCCTTGAGAATAAGGACAACTATCCGCAGTTCATGAAGGACTTGCTCGCTGGCAAGGGTGCGAGCGGTGAAGAGAAGAAAGAGAAGCAGCGTGAGAAGGGGACAGCGATGGCGCGATGCACTCGGGCCGCGGTTGTCGCCAAGCTCGATCGTCGCGATGCCTGCGAAGTGCTTCGCGAATGGGGCGATGAAGATCTGGCGAAGGCGGTTGAAGAAGATCGGGCTCGCCGCAAGGCGGCCATGTCGGTGACCGATGCGACGGCCGGCGGATTCCTGGTGCCTGAACAGTTCTCGACCGATGTGATTGAATTCCTCCGGCCGATGAGCGTCGTTCGGGATCATGTAGGAATGAGCTTGCCGATGCCGATGGGCACCTTGTCCATTCCGAAAATCACCGATGGATCCACCGCCTACTACCAGGGTGAAAATGCGGCTGCGACGAAGAGCGCCTTGAAAACTGGGCAGGTCAAACTGACCTGGCGGAAGCTGACGGCATTGGTGCCGATGAGCAATGACTTGCTTCGGTATAGCAATCCTTCAGCCGATGCCATTGTCCGGAAGGATATGGTTCGGGCGATTGGTCAGCGCGAGAATCAAGCCTTCTTGCGGGATACCGGAAGCGATGCGGCGCCCCGTGGATTGCGGTGGCTGGCTGCGAATGCCGGTTCTCCGATTGCCGCAAATGCGACGATCAACTTAGCGAACGTCACGACCGATCTCGGGAAGATGATTCTCGATCTCTTGAATGACAACATTCCGATGACGAAGTGCGGATGGATCTTCGCTCCTCGCACCTACATGTATCTCTACACGCTGCTTACCGCGAACGGCGTCTTTGCCTTCCGCGATGAGCTGAGTCGCGGAATGCTTTGGGGGTATCCGTACAAGATCAGCACCTCAGTGCCGGTCACGCTGACGGATGGCGGGAATACCGATGAGAGCGAAATCTATTTCGCTGACTTCGATGATGTGATCATCGGCGATTCGATGAATCTTCGAGTCGATGCCTCAGATGTGGCGACCTACACCGATGGTGGGACCACGGTCTCGGCATTCTCGAATGATCAGACGGTCGTTCGATGCATCACTGAGCACGACATCAATACTCGTCGGGCTGAGTCGATCAGCATCATGAATAAAGTTCGCTGGGGCGCGTAATCAAGGATCCTTTTCTGAATTGACCTGAGCTGGCGGCAGGTGTGGAAGCCGCCGCCAGCATGAAGGAGAGAGCATGATTAATAACGAATTAGGGCGCTCGGTTCCTGGGTCGGTGCCGGTGAATTTGTTCACCTGCTCGACTGGTGATGTGCTCAGCGGAGCAGCGATCAACGGCCGGATTGTTGATCGTCTCGGGCTTGGCGCTCGATATAACTTTCGGGCGGTGCAGGTGGCCCTCCATGTGTGGTCAACGGTCGGTTCGACGGCTGCTGATCAGAAGGTCGCGCTTGATATCAAGCTGCAACATGGCGATAGCTCTGGCGGTGGCGATATGGCCGATTTTACGACCGGCTTGCAGCCTGCGACTCGGAGCTTCTTGTCGACGGCGATGACCACGCCGATGCAGAACTGGTCGACCGGACTTCAGTTCTTCGATCATGTGGCTGATTACGAGATCACCGCAGCGAAGCGCTACATCCGGCCGGTCGGGACTTGGACTCGTGGTGGATCAGCGACTTCGACGGCTGCCGGCTCAATCGACCGGCACTATGCCTACATGCCGTTGAACTTCAAAGAGGCCGACAATCTTCCGTTTGCGGATTCGACCTCGACCTCAACGTCGACCTCGACCTAAGAGTGATTCATGAAAGTGTTACTTGAATGCATTGGCCGGTTCGCCATTCGTGGCGGACCGGCATATAACCCTGGCGAAGTGATCGCCTTTGATGCTGATCAGAGCGAAGAGCTTTTGAATGAGCATAGTGATTACTGGCGCCGATTCGTTCCGAGAGAGGCTGCCTCAGTCGTTCCCACCGCGGTCGGAAAACCGGCGCGAGATAAGATGCTCCGGTCGCCGGAGATTAAGAAGGGGAGAGCATGAGTGAACAGCCTATGTCGACAGGGGTCAACTTCAATCATCCAGCCCATGGCACCGTCAAGATCTTGGATCCTGATGCCGGTGTCGTCGAATCCTTCACGCCTGATGGTCGCAAGCGAAAAAAAGTTGCGATCGTAGGCTTCGCTCCTTCTAAAGAACTGACTCCGTTTGAGGATCCCGAGTACGAGATCTGGGGAGTCAATCAGCTTTATCGACACATCCCGAGAGCAACGCGCTGGTTCGATATCCATAAGAATTGGAATGAGCATGTCGTCGAAGGCACCGATCATGGCGCCTGGCTGAGGAATGCGCCGATTCCAACCTACATGGTTGAGCGAATCCTTGAGGGAAATCCTGCTTATCTTCCTGGAATCCCGAATAGCGTTCGATTTCCGATTGAGCGCGTGACAGAAGGTGCCGGCAATCCGAAATATTTGACCTCTACGATTGCCTTCATGATTGCGCTTGCGCTTGAGGAAGGCTTCACCACGATTGCCCTCTATGGGATCGATCTCATCGTCGGAACTGAGTGGTTCTATCAGAAGGCATGCGCGGAATTCTGGCTCGGAACCTGTCATGGGCGAGGCGTTGAAGTGATCGTCCCGCAAGAGTCAGCGCTCTGCAAATCAGCCTGGATCTATGGCTATGAGATTGAGCCGCCGATGTGGCCGATCAAGATCAGTGATATTGAGAGCCGAGTCTCGCACCTCAAGAATGAGCGTCACAAGAAAATGATTGAACTCTCCAATATCGATGGAGCGCTTCAGGAAGCCGAGATGTGGTTTCAAATCATGGATGTGAAAGTGAAGGGCGGCCAGCGGCCGCAATAAGTCATGCTCACAATCGTCACCGCAGCGGTTGAGTCGAATCTGTCATCCCTAGAGAAGCTGAAGGCGGCGCTCTATGGGGCGACGGCGACTTCAACCGGCAATGATGAGCTGCTGTCTGACTATCTCGCTCGCGCGAGCAATGTCATCGAGGAATATCTCGGCTATCCGCTCATGCGGCAGGTCTATTCTGAGACCTTGGCAGGCTATGGCGACAATTCGTTGATGGTCTCTAGGACTCCTGTCATGGCAATCGGTGAATTGAATGATGGCGATGATTTGATCACCTCGACTGGCTACGTGATCGAGGAGCCGAAAGCGGGATTGATTCGACGCGATGAAGGATTCCCATGGACAGCCGGAATCGGCGCTGACCTCAGTATGCGTCCGGTGGTCGGTTCTGAGCTGAGACGATTCACCTGCATTTATGAGGCTGGCTACATCTTGAACGGCTCGACCTCAACCGAAGGATGGCTCACCACCTCGACCGGAAGAACGCTGCCTCATTGGGCAGAGCAAGCGACGCTCGAAACCGCGAAATCATTTTTCAAGCGTCGGTCGGTCGATGGGGCGATTAAGAGCAAGAGCATCGGCAATCTTTCAATTACATATGGTGGCAGTGGTTCTGGAGGCGTTGAAGAACTGCCGGCTCCGGCGCTCGCACTTCTTCAGGGAAAGGTGCGGCGAGTCTGATGGCTTTTGCTGAATGGGAGGAGCTATGCGCCCACGCAGTCACCGTCGAACCATTCCTTTTGAAAGATGGATACGGCGCCTCTACTTATGGAAGTGCAGCAACGATCCGGTGCAGGATCCAGGGACAAATGAAATCTGTCACAACGAGGGATGGTTCGCAGAGGGCGAGCAGCGTCCAGATCTATTGCGGTCCAAGTCCTCTGGTTGGTCCCGATGATCGAGTCACCTTGCCGGCTGATTTTGTGCCGCGGCAGCCGCCGATTCTGTCAGTGCAGCGAGAGAGCGATGAAGAAGGACTTCACCATCAAGTGATTTATTGCTAAATGGCAAGTACGAGCGGAGTCACTATTTCTGGAACTGAGCGAGTCTTGAAAAATATCAAGACACTCGGTCCGTATGCAGAAACCGCCCTCGGGAAGATCCTCTATGTGAAGGGCGAAAAGGTTATGGCGCAGAGTAAGCGACTCGTGCCGGTCTATGCCGGCGCGCTTCGCGCTTCTGGCCGAACCTTATTGCCGAAGATTGAGCGAGGCGCCGTCACGGTCAGCCTGGTCTATGGAGGCGCTTCGAAAGTCTATGCGGTCTTTAT